GATGGAAGCATTTTATTCAGTGTGTTAAAAAGTGGTAAGTTTTCACCAGAACTACTACTTTCCCCAGAACTACTACATGTGGTGTTTGAAAGGGTTTTTAATTGTTTGTCACACTTGACCGTATCATCAGGACCCCCGCATATTTTACCTGGTATCATTCCACAGAATAAACTAAATAAAACGGTGGTATTAACAGGATTTTTTAACCCCTCAAGAGACTTGGCGTAGTAATTACTTGGTGGTCTCCATGGGACAACTACTCGTTCCTGACCAGGAGGGCCAGTAACTCGTGGTGATTGATAAGGAAGAGTCCACTGAGATAAAAGATTACTTGGATACATAGCTAACCCAAAATAACCACCCCCTGTATTTTGTCCCGAAGGCCATGAGGTACCCCATGAGTTTCTAATTATCGCATACGTACCCAAAGGAAATTTCGAATTATTATTTAATGCTTCGGCGACCCAACCACTTATTTTATTTCCAATATTTGTGCCCTGACCTTGAAAGATTTTATTTAAATTTGCCACTGCTCTATTATGCACTGCTTCACTATTATCCCAACCCACAACAGTTACGGCATGTCCTCCTACAATTTCTTGGTCATATTCCATATCTTGAACATAAACATTCACTTTCATATCACCAGATTTTTTAACCCAGGATATGTTTGCATCAGCTCCCCCAAGTTTGCTTATAATATTTCGATTCGTGTACTCTCCACCCCCGGGCATAAATCCGGCAAAAAGACTTATACCGATAGGGAAAGACCCATGATCCGTCAAAAATTTTTGCATCAAAAGTCTATTGCTTATACTTGTCCCAATATTTTGTTGTAAGGATTCATAATCGTCTGGCTGTGTAGGATTCATCTTGAGTTGCCCATCCTCGCCTGTCATGGTTACATAATGACTAAGCCCAAATTGCCAATGTTCTCCTTTTTCAGGTTTCATTAAACAAGTAGGACCATTTGTTGAATCGCCTACTCCTATGTCTTGGTATTGTTTCATTATCTGATTGCAACTACCACAATCTTTCTCTTGTGTCTGATTTATGAATGGTGCTAAGTACCAAGAATAATCGCTACAACTATCAGTGACCAAAGGTACTTGGTGTTGTGTTATAAATTGTGCCGCATTAAGCGGATTACCCCCTTTACATCCGTTAGCCCAATTTTTATTCGAAGAAGTACTCAAATTCAAAAAAGATGCTGGTGAAATTCTAATACTATTTTTAATATTTTTCTTTTCTTTCTTCATACTCCGTGTGATACAATCACCTACTGCTGTAGCAGAAGAAAACGCCCAACAAGAACCACAAACCCCTTGATTTCTGACGATAGTCAGAGGACCCGGGAGTTTTTCTCTAATATCAAAATTATCCGGAAGATCAGAATAATCTTGTCCAGCAGTGGCTTGGAGCATAGTAGATAAACCTTTATTAGTAGCCTTTGTAACTCCCACGGGCACCGTCAGTGTTAATGGGGCGATAGTAATCGGAGCTTCATGACTATAAGAAACACCGAATTTAGATGAAACCGGTGGATATAATGTCAAACTTTTATTCGCGAGACTCATTTATTATATTGCGAAAATCTTTGTTATGAAATAAGAAAAATCCAGTAAATAGATATTTTTTGAGATCTTTGTCTCTGGTCGTTCCATTGTTGGTTAAATCATGTAAAAAATAGTCCCTCAATCGAGTGTGATCGTCTTCTGTAAAGTTATTTGTCTCAATATCCCTGATCTTTTTTTCAAGAAAACTTTTTAAAAATATCCGATCCCTGTTCATTTGTGAATATCAAGGCAACTTTAAATTTTAAAATCTATAATAAAATGGGTGAAATTAGCTACGAAGAAGCTTCAAGATTGAGAAAAAAATATCCTGAAAGAGCTCCTATTTTAGTGAAAACCAAAGGAGACATTGATCTGGACAGAAGTAAATACTTGGTGCCATTTGATTTAAAATTAGCAGAATTTATGATGGTGTTAAGAAAACGAATTAGAAACGTGGAGGCTTACGAGGGGCTCTATATGTTTATCGACGGTAGAATGTTTACACCAAACTTTACTTTGGGGCAAGTGTGGGACAGTATCCAAGAAGTTTATTATTTAGAAGTCACGATAACAAAAGAAAGTACTTTTGGTTAAGTGATTTAATGATTTTTCATACAAAATAAATGTCATTAGAATGCCCGATATGTCTTGAAGATCCATGTGATGATCAAAACAAATCCGGAGTAATAGAAACTAATTGTGGACATTTATTTTGTTATAATTGTTTACACGAATGGCAAAAATTTAGCCCTGATAGCCCACCATATACCTGTCCATCTTGCCGAACACATATCCCAAAACTGGATCTTGATGATCATCCTGTTGAAATAGAGTCACAGGCGGAAGAGGAGGAGGAACTAGACACAGAACAAAATGGTTACGTGAGATTAATGTCTAACGACGAGGAAAGATGCAGATGCACAGAACAAACTAAAATGGTGGCGTGCTTCATAGGCACCACTGTTTCATTGTTTATTTTTTACGTGATTTTTGCCGCCACTAGTTAATTTCTTTCCATAATCTATACAAGCAAGTCTCAGATAATACTGTCCGTTCCAGAACGACAATATACCATTTACTACCATTGTTAAATATGTCATATTAAATTTAGGATATTTTAAGTATTCCAAACCCAAAAAACAAGAATACAAACACCCAGGGCTTCTAATGTAAGTAGCGATGTAAGTATATAATCTTTTTTGTACCAATGAACTCATCCATCCCATTTTGACACACCATAAGTTGAAATAATCTATAAAACCCGGAAGTCCCGACATAAACCATAAACCTAACACTGATAATTTGAATGGTGAAATAACAGTAACTGTTCCGGAAACTCCTACCATTAAAGAGTGATGTAACCAGTCTTGAAATGTTAATTTGTGCGAGAACACCGCGACGTGGTATATATGAGCCATTATAGCAGTCCATATAGAAAGTTGACCACCATAACTGGGTGATAGTGAAATAGATTTTGGGTCCGTGATACAGTCATATACGTCCTTTTTAGCCATATAGCATATCAATAAATTGGTGAAAGAGTGTATAAAAAACCACCTGGTATTATGAGACATTTTCTTTTCCGGTCCAAAAAGGTAGTATAAACAAGTCGAAAGCCGGTCTAGAAAATAAATATACATACATACGATTATCAAATCTCGATACATAATACTTATTAACTTTGTTAATAAGTATGATTTTGAATTTAAATTAAAAACCACTAGCTTGGCTGAACTGACAGCTGCGGAAGCCGCTATTCAAAGCTGCGTTGGTTCTGGTGAAACTAGGTGGAGCCTCCGTGTATCCTTCCCGAATTGTGCCAGCTGCGTAAGCGCCACCAACTCTGGCATTACGATTACATGAGGTATTACGAGGTCTGCGATTGTTCGCGGCTACTTGACGGTTCATCTGGGCGACACCGTATTCCTCTGCTGTTACAACGTCTTGAGGACCAGATCCATAGTTGAAGCATGATGTTTCGCGAGTACCTCTGCTAAAGACACCACCGAAATGACCTGCAACATTCCTGGCGTTTTGTATTTGTCTTGTGGATGCACCAGCATCTGTATAATACATGTTGTTAGCGTAAATTTGTCCGCGAAGACCTTCACCAACATCCAAGTTAATAAATTCGGAGTATTGAGGTCTCAATGCGTTCTCGACGATTACACGATCTGCTGCACTGTTACATCCAGCTCGTTTGGTATAGAATGAATCGGCGCTAACCTGACGACCGGCTAAATCTTTACCTGTCCAGTTAGGACAGACGACATTTACGGGATTAAGGAAACGATCCGATTCAAGGCGCGCGGCTGACGCGGTGTCAACTTTGCAAGTTCTTGTTGCTGCTTCTAATGATATCATTATTTTCTTATTGTAAAAGAAAATTAAAAAAAATTTTTTATGATAGAACTTCTTTATACAAATTTATAACGTCCAATTTTTTACCTTTTAGATTAGCAGTTGTTTTAGCAATCCATAATTTTTTTTGTTTCATACTTTTTTCTAATAATTTAAGCATGGTACTGGTCTTTTTAATTTTTGATTTAACTCCCCCCAATTCGGCAAAAAATCCTCGTAAATCTTTCCCAGCGTATGAAGAAGCTTTCCTACCACTCGGAACAGCTCGCATGTCAATCGTTACTTTATCTTTTTTCCGGGGTAAATTTTTAACAGATGGTTTTCCATTAACATCACGTTTTGTACCCACCAGCGGATACAGTACATTTATTCTAAGAATTACAAAATTATCCCCACTTCCTACGCCTAAAAATGTATGCTTAGCTTTCAAAGCAGTTCTTAGTAAGTCCTTAATCTTGTCGTCAATGAAATTAGACGTTTTACCGGCTCTATCTTGCCAATGAGGGGGAGACCAAGAAACTTTCCGGCCACAAAAAGTTTCGGACTTTGGCGATGACAAATCAAGTTTTAAACTACGAGAACAACCGGGAATGATGCTTGATATTACACTACCATTTTCGTCATCGAGCAGTGAACCTTCTACAGTTTTAGCCTCCACTACTATATTTGCCAATTTATTGTTTTCATCTTTTTCGATAGCTACTACACTATTTTCTACAATTAGCTCTTTAATAACTGGCGTTTCTGTTTTCAAGAGATTGACTATTTTTTCTCTGGTTGAATTTTTATCACACAGTACTTTCTTACTCAAAGAATTAGATATACGATGTATATATTCCATATCTCCTGGTTGTGTTAATATTGGCAAAGTAAGTTCATCTTTAAACTCCGAATCTATTTCATAAGTTGTATAGTATACGTTATTGTGTTCTTTCAAGAACAATGGCATTCCAAATTTATCCTTTACAATACCAGGACGTTGTATGATGTAATTAAGAGCTTTTATTATAAGCGTCAAGCTGTGTTCTTGAACAAATACATTATAGATTCCTATGAGTGTTGATACGGGATTTTCGGGTAAATATTCATCAATTAAAAACCTTCTTATTTCTTCTAATTCTTCCTCGCTATATAATAATTCGTAATTCACATCTACCAAGTCCACAGTAGTATTCCCCATTATCTCTTCCATACTCATACCGTCACATCTATAATTGCAAACGTCATATTCGCATTCTCTGGATCCGTCTTTTGAATGCCTTCTCAAATTTCTTTGATAGAATAATCCACAATCAAAAGCATTCTCTTTCAAAATTTTTTCAATACTTTTAATTTCAAAATCTTTAGAAGTCATTCTTGTATATTTTTTGAGATCTATGGAGTTCAAGTAAGATAAAGCATTTGAATCACCAGGTAAAGATTTTTGCTCTTCCATGAACACCTTTCCAACTCCTTTGGACATTTCTGGGAGTGCATTGTACAAATATATTTTGACAATTAAGTCTTGACCAACTGCTTCCAAAATTTTACTTATCTCCGTATGTGAACCTCTTCGAATGATTCTACCCATTGCTTGTTCTAATGTAGGATAATTCCAAGGCGGATCGTGTACATGCATTTCTTGTACATCTTTAATAGAAAATCCTTGTGTGATTGTATCGGTTCCTATTATCAATTGAATGTACTTACCTTCCGCATTCTGTGGCGAATTAAATATATTGATGACAGAAGCTTTATCTACATTAGTATCGCCTGTCAGAAATACAAATCTCTTTCTTTGCGAAGATGGTAA